TAAGATCTACCATCCAGAATTAATCGAAGACGAATACTTCCGTCCTCATGATACTGCTGTGATTACCTTACCTCAAAAAGCTCCCGAAGGTGCAATCCTAAGAACGGAATCTCCTATGGAACTTTTAGAAAGAGTAAAAACAGTAACTAAGGAATGGATCAAGCCCGGTCATAGAAAAGGAAATAATTCTCATAACGTTTCTGCTACCATCTCAATCAAAGAAGAGGAATGGGAAGAAGTAGGAGCATGGATGTGGAAGAATAAAAAATTCTATAACGGACTTTCAGTACTTCCTTATGACGGTCATACTTACAAGCAGGCTCCTTTTGAAGACTGTGATGAAGAGACTTATAATAAGTTGATGAGTACGCTAACTGAGATTGATCTAGAAAAAGTTGTTGAGACTGAAGATTTAACTGATTTAGCAGGAGAGGTTGCTTGTGCCGGCGGTGCTTGCGAGGTACAATAGCCAATTCTTAATACTTTAGTAATACGGGAGCCTGGATTTTTATCCGGGCTTTCTTAATTTATAAGTAATTACTATAAATGAAAAAGCTATTACTGCTTCTGTTTTTGATTTCAAAGTCTCTATTCTCACAGAATCTAGGTTACGAAATGAGAACAAATGGCAAATCCTACCTAACAACAAGCTACCAAGGATTTGAACTAAGACATCGAACCAATCTTCAAGAAAATCGATTTACCTACAGGTATAACATTCACAAAGAAAACAAATTATACCTCAGTATTCCCCTACACTATAAGATTGAAAAAAATGCTCCAACTTTTGAACCAAGATTAATTTATAAGTTCGATAAATTTAATTTATGGGTGCAGCAGGAGTTCTGGTATAAAGAGTGGTATAATATGGCAATTGCTGTAGATATCAAAAAAGAAAAAGTAAAATATAGAATAGGCTGGGATAATTCAAACACAGTTCGATTCAGGTTTACATACTTAATTAATTAATCATGAATATATTTGCATTTATTGGTTTTGCTTTAGCTGGTTATTCAGTAATCGCTAACGACAGTGTTCAGACATTAGGAACATGGATTTCATCAAACAGAGAAAAATTTAAATGGTACATCTTATGGATTGCAGCTTCACTGGTACTATCAGGAACTTTATTTTATAGTTGGTATACAACAGGCGGTGATATCTCATTTGGAAGATTAAACAAGATACCATTCCAGGAGGTTCAATGGTACCACGCTTTAGCACCTTTAGCCTTAATTTTACTAACTAGAAAAGGGATACCGGTTTCAACATCTTTCCTGGTATTATCAGCATTCGCATCATCTTTTGTTCTTGAAAAGATGCTTGTTAAAAGTATCATAGGCTACGGTATAGCTGCTATAGTGGCTTATTTTATATGGTTTATACTATCTAAATTTTTAAATGAAAGGAATGATGTTAAAGAAACACATAAACCATATTGGAGAACAGCTCAATGGTTGACAACTGGATTTTTATGGTACACTTGGTTGGCTCACGATGTTGCAAATATTGCTGTCTATTTGCCTAGAGAATTATCTTTAATAACAGTTACATTGGTTATTTTGTTCTTTGTATCTGTATTAGGGTGGCTTTTCTATGAACAAGGAGGTAAGATACAAAAACTTCTTATTGATAAACAAAACACAAGATATGTTCGTTCAGCAACTATTATAGACTTAGTTTATGCTATTATACTACTATACTTTAAAGAATTAAACAATATACCTATGTCAACCACCTGGGTGTTTGTTGGATTGCTTTCAGGTAGAGAATTAGCATTAAGAAGAGGTTTTGGATCATCAACCAGATTAAAAAAGGTATTCCCATTAGTAGCTAAAGACTTTGGAAAATTAATGATCGGAATGCTAGTTTCAGTAGCTATAGTAATATGTATACATTACTTTTTATAGCCTTTGAAAGTTAAATTAGAACCTAAAGAATATTATATTGAAGACGGGCGGTATGTATTTACCGCCTACTTTCATTTAAAGAGAGGTAGATGCTGTGGAAACGGTTGCAGGCATTGTCCTTATTTACCCAAACATCTTAAAGGAAACACAGAAATATCAGGTTCTAACCCCTATTTATTAGAGAAATGAAAATTTGGTTTTGGCTATTATTACTCACACCTTTGAGCAGTTACAGCCAAATAAGTATTGATAAAGCCGGGGACGGTTGGCATTTAAAAATCGATTCAGCCCTTTCCTTAATTAAACAATACGATTCAACCAAATATGAGTTGTTGAATAATACATGTTCTAGAATTCAGTTTTGGAATGGTTGCTATTCAACAAATGATGGAGATACCACTATTATAGTTTCAACTCAAGACGTTAGATTAGGATCAATTTCAAATCTTGCAGTAGTTTTAGTTCATGAAAGTTTACATCTTTATCTGATGGACAGAGGAGTGGAAATGTTATCGAATGTAGAAGAGAATTACTGCTACCGTTATGAATTAGAGTTTTTACAAAAGTTGCCCAATCCAGAACCATGGTTGATTAATCATGCCCTAGAACAGATAAAAGCAACACAATGAAAAAACTATTTGGATTTTTAATCACATTCTTACTCTCAGCAGGTATTTACGGTCAAGCCGCAACATCACCTGGCACCGGACACTGGGTCGTCATTGATTCAGGCTATCAAGTGGGGACGTCTACTGCCGGACAGACAGTAGCTCCTTTGTATTTTCACAACACTTCAACCAATGAAAAAATCACAGGTATGCAGTTTAAGGTCAAGTATGACAATACTGCCTTTACAGCTGTGGTTCCTTCTTTGAAGATTTCAACCAGTAATCAAGTCTTAGATTATGTAGATGATAAGACAAACGGGTACTTAACAGTAACTTTAGTTTACACAGGTACCAGTTCTACATTTACCTATTCTAACGGAGCAACATTTGATCTGACTTTTAGCCATGCTGCTGATGCAACTTGGAATACTCTAGATTCAATTAAGACTCTAAAAATCTCAGACGTTTCAGGTTGGAATGATTTAGCTGCTACTACTTATGGAAACGATACTACATTAACCGTTTATTCTTACGGTGGTAGATTCAATCAGAGAGTGTTACGCTTTGTTGGTAAGTTTATTAATACTACCGGTACAGATGCACCTAACCTTTGGGTATCACTTGAGAAAAAACCTAAGACAGGTTCAACCTGGTCTGAAGTAGCTAAAGACAAAACTGATGCTAACGGTAAGGTAGTCTTTAGAGAATTCTTAGATACTACTTACTGGGATACTAGAATGGCCGTTAAAGGAGATACAATGGGAGTTGGAGCAATCTACTCCACAGCTGATGCCCAGCAGATAAATAAGGTAATGTTAGGAAAGCATTCTTTAACCGGTTTTGATTACTATACTTTTGATGTAAACGGAAATGATGGAACAGTAACTATCTCTGATGTTTATGCAGTATATGCAAGACTGTCAGGTAGATTTACAGAATGGCCTAACTCTCAAGAAGATGTTTTATTCTTCACCGAGACTGAATATAACACTATTAACGGCTCTTCTACTAATTACACCTCCACTTATTCAGGAGTTACCAATTTTACCTACTATATCAACGGAGACGATTCAGTTGTTTATTATGTAGCTGCTAAAGGTGATGCTAACAATACTGGATTTAAGAAAGCTCGTCTAGTACCAATTAAAATTATTAACCCAGCAAATGCTCATAAATACATTATTGATCAAACAGTTCAGTATGATAACGTAGTTGATGAGATTGAAGTTAATATGCCACAGGTAAAAGTTGATGAAGGTAATTTAATTAATGTACCTGTTAAAGTATTTACCGGACAGAAGGTATTAGGTGCTTTACAGTTGGATCTTAAATATGATACAAGTATGTTAGTATTAAAAGGAGTTCAGAATACAGAAAAGATTATGAAATGGACTACCTACTTCAATCCTCATGACGGAGTTGTATCTTGGGGAGGAGCTGATTTAACAGATCAAAACTTACTTACCAACAGTGAAACAGCTTTTACTTTGCAGTTCATTGCTAAGAAACCTCAAGACGAATGGGGTACAGCAGCTTTATGGACTGGAGCTAAGTTTGTTGGAGATATAAATGCCAAAGACATGAACATCAAACCAACTAACGGAGTAGTAGAAGTTAGAAGACTTAAAAACCCAATCAAAATAAACGAAATATCAGATATCTTTGTATACCCAAATCCAAACAATGGACAAGTTATAGTAGAATTTAGAATTAAAGAAGAAACAGATACAGAAGTAACTGTTACGGATTTAGTAGGTAGAGAGGTTTTAAAAGTAATCGAAAATAGATTCCCTGCCGGTGAATACAGGTATGTAGTAAATCTGGAAAGATTAGCTGACGGAATGTATGTTATGAGTGTAAAAACAGACCAGACCTTAACTACAAATAAAATTATAATTTCTAGATAAAATGAAACTTGGAAACTTTACAAAATCAGACTTTGTCAAAGTAGACGATAAGAATCGTTTCTACTACATGCTCCAGCAGATGCAATCCAATCGCTGGAAGATCACCCTAGTCGTTCTTTTCTTATTCTTCTTTATTGTTGCCGGTATCAACTCGGCAGTATTCTTCGGAGTAACAATAAACGAATCTTGGAAAGAATTACTGCTTATTCTATTAGGTGCTTTTGTTGGTAACCTAAACAAGGTAGTTGACTACTGGTTTACATCGGAAGATAGAGATAAAATGCTAATTCAGAAAGTTGACGAAGAAGACGGAGAATCATTATCAAACGTAAATTAAAATGGAAGATTTTCGTATACCACAAGTAATTGTTAACAATGATGGATACATGCCTAGTGATGTTCCTGAATTAAAAGAATTACATTCTAAAGTTAAAGAATGGCAACCCCAAACTCATCAACCTCACATTTTAAAAGAAGTAAAAGAAGCTAAAAATATTTACAGTGTTATTAGCAGAGGAAGAAAGATAAAAGGTTTTTTTGATAAAATGCAAAATAACATAGGTGATGATGAAGTTGCAGCCGCTGAAGATACAGATACTGCTGTTGAAGTAGGAAGTGATTTAGCTGAAGTTGGAGGTGTATTAGAAGATTTAATACCATTATTACTATTATAAAAAATAAAATTATGTCAGAAGAAATAAAAGAATCAGGAATGTCGACAGTTAAAAAAACTGTTATCGGCGTAATTACTACTGCAGTTACAGCTGCCGGTGCTTATGTGACTACTCATATTGAAGCTATTTTTGGTGGAGGAGAAGAAGAACCTAAAACCGAGCAAGTAGCACCTGCAATGGAGAACAAACAGAAACAAGAGGTAAACGTTTCAGGACCAACTATTAACTTAACAATCCCAGAACAAAAACCTGCTACAATCATTAGAGAAAGAGTAGTTGAAAAACCAGCCGCTACTCCAATACCTGCAGCACCAGCCAAACCTGCACCAGCAGAAGAGGAGGATCCATGGTAAGAATTTTAGTTGCCCTGTTTGCTGTTTTACTTTTAGCCGGTTGTGGATCTATGAAGACTACAACTGAAGGAGATGAAGTTGAAAAAGTAAGCATTTCCACTGTCTCTGATTATACAGATTCTATCAAATATGCCATTCAGGTCATAAGCCTGGATCTATCTAAAGTTTATGAATTATACCCTGCTTTACAGGAAAAGAATCTAGGTTTAGGTTTTGCAGAATCTACATTAGACTATCTAGATGAAACTAATAGATTTATCTTTACTGAAGAAAAGTCTGAGATAAAGAAAAGAATGGTTACTCAGTTTAAAGCCTCTAAAAAAGGAGTCTTTGACGAACCTATAGACGGTAAAGGTAAAATCAAAGCCGCCCGTTATTTCGTTTATGTAACCATTGCAGACTTTGCAGTAGATGAAGATGAAGTTGCTCAAGGCTTTAAAACCAGAGTATCAGTAACTACCTTTGTTAGACTACAGGTAAGATTTGTAGATGCTGAAACCGGTCAGATCTTTATCGGATCAGGAGAAGGAGAAGCAGTAAAGGTTGGAGAATCATTCTTAAAGTCTTTAGATGATATGAAGTTTTCACAAAGTACAGTAGGTCGTGCAACCAGAAAGGCTTTAGAAACCGCTTCAGCTAAAGTAGTAAAAAGATTGATTGACGCCGGTGTCTTTACGAATTAAAATATTACTCTTATTTTTACTAGGGGGACTGTCTCTAAAAGGGCAGTCCTTTATGTATTCGTATATAGATCCTTGTACTAAGGATTTTAAGTATATTTCCGGTGATATGTCCTCACCGATTATGATCGCATATTACGGTCAAGTTAAAGCATTCAAATACGAGGAGTTATACAACGGAACCTTTGATGCATGGATAAACTCTATTTATAACAAATATAAGACTACCTCACCCTGTCAAGGAGCAGTCACAACTACCACTACGACTACCAGTACAACTCTGGCAACAAACATAGTCAACAGTGTGATGAATTTAAACTCGATTGCATCCATTGCATCGATGGGGACCAGTCTTAATGTAGGTTCTACAACTGATCGTGGCTCTAATACTTCAGAAAATGAACAAACAGAAAATAACACAAACGGCACTACTGACGCAAATCTTCCTACTGGTAGTCCTAATGATAACACTAATACTAAATCCCCTGGATCTGGAACTAAGCCATCGCAAGGCAATACTGCTGGGTCTAGCAACAACAATAGCACTGGCTCTAATAGTAATCCTGATAATGGGAATGGTTCTGGACAAGGAACAGGGAACACGGGAGAAACAGGAGGAAATACATCAGAAAATCAAGGCGGGTCTGAATCCGGAGGAGGAGTAGGTAATGATGGAAATGGTTCTGGTTCCGGTTCTAATAGTAATTCTAATAATAATGGGAACGGGTCCGGGTCCGGGACAAAGAAAAAAAGCACGGAAGAAGAGACTGGAACTGTGCCGGCGGAAGAAGAAGCTGCGGCAGAAGAAAATGCAGCAGTAGGTCAGAATTCAAATAAGACGGCTGCTAAAGCAAAAACCAAAGTTCAAAAACCTGCAATCCTGGTAACAGGAGATATTGTTGGAGTACAGACAAGAGCCGACGGATCCCAAGATGCCCGGGGTACTATGTCTTTAACCAGAGTAAAAGGTGATGGAACTGCCTCAATAGGCTTCTCAGCCGATTATATGGTTAATGCTCAAATTGGTAACATTAATATAATGAGGTCTTGGATTGGAGTTAATGAAAAAGGAAATAAACATATTAACGTTCTTTCTAATTCTTTTACAATCCTACCAAAGTCATTATCTAATACCTTATTATTTGTAAGAGTTAATAGCCTGAAGAAATTCACAGCTATTTATGGAGGAGCAGGAACTTATGGAAGATTGTTTGAAGAAGAATTTATATCAACCTTAGCAATTGCTGGTTTTATGTATAAAGGAGAACTACTTAAGAACTTAGATGCAACCATAATTGCAGCCGGGGTATGGGCACCTTATACAAAATATTATACAGAGTCCTTTTTAGAATCTCAGCCTATAATTATCCCATTCTTAAACCTTAATTATAAACTAACAAAAACCTTCGGAATCGGCCTTACCGGAGGAGGAACTTATATTTCAGGTCAGGACGTTGTAAATTATCAAGTATTATGTGGCGCAAAATTACTCTTATAATATTACTACTCTTTGGAAGTAAAGCTTATGCACAATCTCCACTATGTTCAAGTAATGCTACTAACTTTGGATATGAGTATGTAGCAAGCGTTACTATTAATGGTAAGAAGTTTAATGGAAACACAGGATACTCAGGACCGGGTTATTATGATTATGCTTATTCAACCCAAGCAGTTCCTACCATTACAGCAGGACAGTCTATCTCTATTTCATATACAGCTCAAACAAAGTCAAACTATATGGAGTATTTTAAATTATGGATTGATTTTAATGGTAATGGTGATTTAACTGATGCTGGAGAATTAATACACAGTTATAATGTTTCCTGGAGCGGTACAAAAACAGTTACAGCTAGCTTTACAGTACCAACTTCAGTCTATAACGGACAGGTTTATATGCGATTTATTATGGTGTATTCCTCTTCTCCAACTTTATGTGGTAATTATTCATACGGTAATACATTCGACTTTGTAACTACTATCACCGGAGCTACAGATCCATTCTCATACTCAGGATACATCTATGATTCCAAAGGACAAGGAGTAGAAAACGTACCAGTTAAACTTTACTATAAACTAAAGTCAGCAACATCATACACCTATTTAAGTACTCACAATACAGACTCAACCGGATTTTATAAACTAGCAACATCCAAAGATACAGTCTCTAACGACTTCCAAATGAGAATAGAAACTTTAACAGTCAGTAATCCAACATCAAACGATGCTGATAGTTTTACCAACCTAATATATTCTCAGAACCCAGTTGCTGAAGATTATTATAAAATGGATGTTAACAATGATGATAATTTATCAATAACAGACATCTACCTTATCTATATGAAACTAATAGGACGACCTTGGAGAACCGGGGTACCTAATTATAGATTATTTACACCATCAGAGTGGAGTACCATAACTAGCTCTTCTTCTAATTTAAAAAGTATTTATTCCGGACAGCAGACCTATACAATAACCGGATTAATAAATAAAGGAAGTTCTAACTACTATTTAGTAAGAACAGGATACTCAGACTAATATTTATATTTAATGAAATACATTTTAAGCTTATTATTTTTAATCCCGACTTTGTTATTCTCACAGCAGGATTTTACCATCGACGTAGTTAACCATTCTAAAGTAGAAAAAATAGAAGACAGAAAAGTAGAATTTGGAGTAAAGGAGAACGTTGAAGAATTCTTGATAAATAAAGGATGGATGTTGAATGAGAAAAACTCTCCAGAATTAGATATTGATTCAAACGGAATAGTAACACCGGTTTCTGTACATATAGAGAAAATAGAATCTCCTCATAGAATTTTAAACATCATAGGAACTAAATGGCTTAAGAAAAGCTATATAGTAGAAATTCACATAGTAGTAGGAACAAAACATTATGTAGGAGTAGGTAAAAGAAATACGTTTTTATTTGCAGCCTTCTTAAATGTTGAAAACGGTGAAGTACCTTTAAACCGAAAAGCTTTCTCAAAAGCACTACAATCTTCCCTGGAAACTGCGATTGAACAGATTTAATCAATATTTATTAGTATATCAACCGTTTAGATAATATGAAAAAAGCATTAGATTTTATTAAAAAAATTTACCTAGTTTGCAAGACCTGGGTCGTAAAAAATGGCGTTGAGGGTGTAGCTGGTTTAATCGCTGGTTTATTCTTATGGGCTTTTGGTTATAAGATTTGGGCTGGATTCTCATTTGGAGTATTTGCTACTCGTAACTGGGACATCTTTAAAGCATGGGTTAAATCTTTAATTAAAAAATAATATGAAAAAAATATGGGATTGGTTAGGAGGTCTTCTCAAAGATGAGAAAGGCACTCCATCCTCTAAAAGGTTTGTTGGAATCATCTGCGCATTAACTTTATGTGTTACAATGTATTCTAACTCTTTTACAGAAGCACATTTTACACCATCAGAGAGCTTAGTTAACGCTGTTGCTATGTTAGCTTTTGGTTGTTTAGGATTAGCCTCAGTTGATAAAATTTGGGGTAAAAAAGGAACAGATAAAACAGAAGAATAATTATGTTGTTAAAGGTTGGCTCAAGAGGTGAAGATGTTAAAAAGCTTCAAGAGAAATTAGGTACAGCAGCCGATGGTATTTTTGGCTCCGGTACAGAAAAGTTAGTTAAAGAATGGCAGGCTAAGAATGGCCTTGCTGCTGACGGATTAGTCGGAAGTGGAACCTGGGGAAAGATGTTTGGTAATGAACCAGCATCTGCTCCTGTTGTTATACCTCCTTCTGAATTTAAATTAGATGCTTTAAAAGGTCATATTCCTGATGCAGTAATTGCTCAAATTCCTGATACTGCTGCTAAATTTAATATTACAAATCCTTTAAGATTGGCCCATTTCCTGGCACAGTGTGCTCATGAATCTGGAAACTTTAGAGCTGTTTCTGAGAATTTAAACTACTCTGCAAAAGGCTTAAAAGGAGTCTTTGGAAAATACTTTCCAGGTGAATTAGCTGAATCATATGCTAGAAAGCCTGAAAAAATTGCATCTAGAGTTTATGGAAATAGAATGGGCAACGGAGATGAAGCTTCCGGAGAGGGTTATAAGTTTAGAGGTAGAGGCTATATTCAATTAACAGGAAAACAAAACTATACCAAATTCGGTTCATTTATTGGAGAAGATACAGTAGCTAACCCAGATGTAGTTGCTACTAAGTATCCTTTGGCTTCTGCTGCTTTCTTCTTTGACTCAAATGGACTTTGGAGATATTGTGATGCTGGGGCTGATGAAGCTGCAGTTAAGAATGTAACTAGAAGGGTTAACGGAGGTTACAACGGGTTAGAAGATAGACTTAAACATTTTAACGAATATTATAATTTACTAAAATAATTGACATGAAAACGACCTTAGCCGTAATTTTGTCCGCTACTACAGTTCTTGCATTCCTTTGCAGTTACTTTTTAGAATTAACGATGGATAACATCGAACAGTATCTGGCAATTACGGCTTTGGTATTCATGGATGGCTTTTTCGGCATCATGGCCGGAATCAAAAGAGAAGGTTTCAAAACCTATAAAGCAATCAAAGTTTTAAAAACGTTATTTTCCTGGACATTAATCTTAACAGTCCTTTTGATGATTGAAAAAGGATTCACAGGAACAGGATGGTTATCAGAAACAGTAGTAATACCCTTTATGGTTTTTCAGCTAATCTCAGCTCTAAAGAACGCCTCAATGGCCGGTCTTATGAACCAAAAAGAGTTAAATTCCATATTAGACAAGATTGACAAACATAAGGGCGACCGGAAATAAGTTGCCTTCTCCTATTTATTATCATACATTTAGTGTATGTTGAGAAAACTATCTAAAGGACTCTTTCCGTTCTTAATAGCAGTAACCGCATTATCCGTTTCAGGATCGGCTGCTTATTATTCAGTAACAGGATTATCAAAATTGTTTGCCGGTGCAGCATTTGCTGTCATTATTATGGCCGGATCCTTAGAAGTGGCTAAGCTAGTAATTGCTTCCTTATTACATCAGTACTGGAAGACAATGAATAAATTGCTGAGAGCCTATCTAACACTTGCTACCGTTATACTTATCTTAATAACATCGGCCGGTATCTACGGATTCTTATCTTCAGCATACCAAGAGACTGCTAATAAAGCTGGTATAGTAGAAAACCAAATTAGACTGTTAGAAACTAAGAAAACCTCATTTCAAAAAATTAAAGATCAGTATGAGGTAGAAAAACAATCAATAACACAAAATATAACTTCATTAAGAAATGCACTTGGAAACAATAATCAGTCTTATGTTGATAATAATGGCAACGTCGTTAGTTATTCTTCCTCAGCAAACAGAAGATCTTTTGAAAAGCAGCTGGAAGTGGCTATCCAAAAAGATGAACAACTTACAGCAAAAGTTCAAACGTACAACGACTCGATAATCAATTTAGAAACTCGAATTGTTGAAACACAAAACAATTCAGAAACCGCTTCAGAATTAGGACCGTTAAAATACTTATCCGGACTTACAGGAAAGCCGATGGATGAGATTATTAACATTTTACTTTTAGTTATTATATTTGTTTTTGATCCCTTGGCTATATCTTTGGTAGTAGTAGCAAACTTTGCTTTTAAACAGGCTTATAAAAAAGAAGAAGAGCCAAAGGACTATACAATGGAGGAATTCTCTGAAGAAGAGATCCAGCAGTTTTATGAAGATACTTCTGATTTTGAAGAAGCAAGCCTAGAAGACCTACCGGAAGAACCTTATGAAATTTATATACCTTCTAAAGAACCCAAGGTTGAGTCTAATACACCTGATACAAAAGATCAAGAAAAAAAAGAACTCGATGATAAAATAAAGGTATTAAAAGAAAAAGTTTCTAAAATACAGTCTAACGATAATATATCTTCTTGGAAGAAATCAAAAGAGGTTGACAATCTAAAACGTGAAGAGCAACGTCTGCAAAAACAGAAAAAAAACTTAGAAGATGATGACGATTTAGTCATTAAGTATACCTAAAACTTGCATTCTTAAATTACTGTTCGTATCTTTAGGGTATGATAATTCAACGTACCTACAAGGACATAAATGGAGAATCTATCTGGACGATTGACACAGATAAACACCCGTACAATCCAATCAGAGTAGAACACAAATACTCTCAGGAATTTAACGATTATTATAAAGCACCTAAGAAAAAAGTTGCCAGAAAGAAAAAACGTTCGTAACTTTAGCATATGTCTAAAACGAGCGTAAATTTATGTATGGTCATGATAGGGTTGTTTATAGCAATGTCCCTAGATATGATGGTAAAAAACCTTTTAGTAGGTTCGATTGAATTAGGTATTTCAGTATGCCTATTCATAATTCTCAATTACTTTTTTGGAGGAGATCAAAAAGCACAAAATGAACAAAGAAATACTAACGATTGATTACATTAAGGATCTTTTAAAAGAAAACCGCGACTTAACTTACCATGAAAGAGAGTTAGGAGAAATCCTATTAAAGATTTGGGAAAATAAACATTTCATAGAAGTTGAAGATTTGCAAAAATTATCGTATTTTATATATAAACAAAAATGAAAC